AGAATCAATTTGGCCTAATGGCGGAACTGTACCACACCCAACAACTGCTTCGGTATTAGACATTGTGTCTACTAGCACAGATGATGATGGTAGCCCAGTAGGAACAGGGGCAAGAACTGTATACATTGAAGGTTTAAATGGTAGTTACAATATCGTTAGCGAAACTGTTACGCTAAATGGCACAACCAACGTACCAACAGTTAATTCATATCTTTACGTTAACCAGTTTTATGTTGCTACCGTAGGTAGTGGCGGCGCAAACGCAGGTGAAATTACTGCAAAAGTAAGCACAACGCTATACGACCTTATTGCTGTTGGATACAACCAGCGCACCACGGCGCACTACTGTGTACCTGCGGGATATACTGCATATTTAACGGAAGCTGTTCTTACAGCCGGACAAGCATCTGGATCTACTTCGGTTACTGCTTTTTTAAAGCAGCATGGCCCAGACGGTATCTTGCGAGTGGAAGCAATATCTACACTAAATAACGGTTCAATTTCGTATGATTTTGCGTATCCAATTCAAATATTAGAAAAAAATTGTTTTGGTGCAACGGCAATAGGTACCGCCAACAACAACTCAGTCAGCGCGTTTTTTAACTTTGTCTTAATTAAGAACGATCTACAGGTAGCTTAATGCCAGTATACCTTGATACTCGAGGTAATAGTGTTCTGTCTGTGGCGATCTGTGATCGCTGCAGACGTAAGTTTGCCTATACAGATTTACAGCCCGATCCAAACTTTCCAGGTATGCGAGTATGTAAGGTTGATTTAGATAATTATGATCCGTGGAGATTACCTGCGCGGCAGACTGAAAATATTTCATTGCGCTTCCCACGCCCAGACACGGATATTGCTACTGGCCCAATAAGTGGTCAGCAAGTTGTTACAGCGCCAGCCCCAGACGGCCCAATTGACAGCCCAGTAAAACCGCCGATAAGAAAGCCAAACAATCCAGCAAGGGATTCCATTTTCCTTACGCAGAATCAAACAGACTCTACAACCGCTGGAAAATCTGGCGACTTAAAACAATAACAAAGAGAGCACCATGGCAGATCGTTCGATAACACAACTACAAGTAGCCACATCACCACTGTCTGGTGATGAGTTTACTATTGTTGTACAGAATGGAATTACCAAACAGACACAGCTGCAAGACATTGCAAACCTTGGCGGCCCCACAGGACCAACGGGTAACCCTGGTTTACCTGGCGGTACAGGCGCGACAGGACCAATGGGCGCTACGGGCGTTACAGGCGCTACGGGCGCTACGGGTGATATGGGCGTTACGGGCCCAACAGGCGTTACTGGCGCTACAGGTGCTACGGGTGCTACAGGCGCAGACTCTACAGTAACCGGCCCCACCGGCGTTACGGGTGCAACAGGCCCCACCGGCGCGACAGGCGCAGATTCTACAGTAACCGGCCCAACAGGCGCAACCGGAGCTACGGGCCCAGTCGGCGCATCGTCTAGTTTTTTCTCATACCAAGCAAACACAACAATAACAAGCGGCGACCCTGGTGCAGGATTTATTTTGTGGAACAACGCCACACAGGCCAGCGCAACGCAGTTAAACATTCAGCACCTCACAACCGCCGGTGTTGACATTGACATTTTCTTAGAGACTTTAGTTGCCACCGAGGTCATCACAATTCAGGATCAAGCGGTTAGTAATAACTACCAAAGTTGGACGATTACCGCCACACCAACAAACATCAACCCTGGCACATCTAGCAGCTACTGGGTTATTCCGGTAACACTAACAGCATCGGGCGGCACAGGCACAACTAACTTTGCCAACAACCTAGCGATAATCTTGGCCTTGGTTAGCGGCGCGCAAGGACCCACTGGAGCCACTGGCCCGACTGGCGCGGCATCCACAGTACCAGGACCAACCGGAGCAACAGGCGCTACAGGCGCAACAGGTGCAGACTCTACAGTAACCGGCCCAACCGGAGCGACAGGCGCTACGGGTGCAGACGGAGTAACAGGCGCAACAGGCAGCACGGGCGCAACGGGAGCTACGGGTGATATCGGCGCAACGGGAGCTACGGGCGTTACGGGCGCGACAGGAGTTACAGGCGACACCGGAGCAACGGGAGCCACTGGACCAACAGGTGATGCTGGCGTAACGGGCGCAACTGGAGCGACAGGCAGTACAGGCGCAACGGGCAGCACCGGACCAACTGGCCCGACATTGTACCCTGCAGCAGGTGTAGCAGTATCTACAGGCACAGCTTGGGATTTGTCGGTATCATCTTCTGTATCAGGTCAAGTGGTAACATGGAACGGCACTAACTGGACAGCACAAACTCCCGCCGGCGTGACCGTCGGTAAATCAATTGCAATGGCATTAATATTCGGTTTCTAAGGACAACAAATGGCAAACCCAAACATCGTCAACGTCACATCCATCTTTGGCAACACTGCCTATGTGATTCCATCCACAACCTCAGCCACTACAAGCTGGACACATAACGGCACAACGGCGCTCACTGGCTTAACACCAGCGGTTGGCACAGTGAACCGCATTACCAGCATTGTCGCGGCAAACACTACGAGCGCGGCGGCATTAGCAACGGTCGGTGTCGGTAACAACGCCACGTTTGGATCATCAACTGTAGTGTCTTACCCAGCATACCAAATCTCGGTACCCGCTGGCGCTGCGCTGATCATCACAGACAAGACAACCAGCTTTTATTTAACAGAAAACCAATCGGTTGGTGTAACATCAGGCACAGCAAGCGCACTCACATTTACTGCCACATTCGAAGCCATTAGTTCTTAAGGACAATATAAATGTCCATGCGTTACCTCGGCGGCTTCATAACCACCACGTACAATCCGTTAATTAAGTATCCCCCAACACTTCAATATTTAGTTGTGGCTGGCGGCGGCGGTGGCGGTCAAGGTTCTGGTACCGCTGGAGACGGCGGCGGCGGTGGAGCTGGCGGACTATTAACGGGTTCAATTACTGCTTCAATAGGCACAACATATACAGTCACTGTTGGTGCGGGAGGTGTTTCTGGGGTTACACCAACTAATGGTGTCAATTCTGTTTTTAGTTCTTTCACTGCAATAGGTGGCGGTTTTGGTGGAAGAGGAAGCGCAACTGGTGGTGGAGCAAATAATACCAATGGCGCAAACGGTGGATCTGGTGGTGGGTGCGGTGCGTATGGTTCAAATGCGGTTTCCCCTGGATTAGGCACAGCCGGTCAAGGAAATGATGGCGGTCCTTACGGAAGCAGAGCAGCGCCGTTTAGAGGATCAGGTGGCGGAGGTGCAGGCGCCGCAGGAGCACAAGGAAACGCCGGCCCTGGAAATGGTGGTATTGGTGTTCAATCATCCATTACTGGCACAGCAGTATATTATGCTGGCGGCGGCGGTGGTGGAACAACAGATCCTGCGCTACCCCCAGCGCCCGGTGGTTTAGGTGGCGGAGGTGCTGGTGGTACAGAAGTCACATTAAATGGTGTTGCTGGAACTGCAAACACTGGTGGCGGCGGCGGTGGTTCTGGTTATGCCACAGCTGGTGGCGCCGGCGGTTCTGGTGTAGTTATTATTTCTGCTCCATATCCAGCGGCTTCAACATCAGGCTTCCCAGTAGTAACCACATCGGGCGGCAGAACAATTTACCAATTTACCTCATCCGGATCTATTACCTTCTAACCATGACAATCCCATACTCCGGATCATTCACACTATCGCAACAGATGCAAGCCAAGGCTGCGTCTAATTGGCCTGTTGCATCAATTATTGTTAGTTATTTAGTTGCTGCGGGTGGCGGCGGTGCGGGCGGTCAAGAAACCACGTTTGGTGGTGGCGGCTGGGCTGGTGGAGGCGGCGGTGCTGGTGGATTAGTTATAGGAAGTATTTCGATAGTCCCTAGCACAACGTATACCGTCACAGTTGGCGCAGGTGGCGCAGGAGGTACATCCTCAAGTTCTCCAACAAATGGCTCCAACGGAAATGACTCAGTTTTTTTTGACATAACAGCAAACAGTGGGGGAGGTGGCGCTAGAGGCCCCGGGAGTACCTCTGCCATCCCTGGAATAAGTGGCGGTTCAGGGGGAGGAGCGGGCTCATCTAATGTCTCTATTGCATCTGGTGGAGCAGCAAACCAAACAAGTCCATCTGGCGGAACGGGTTACGGAAACGCTGGCGGAAGCAGCACTCAAGGTACCGGCAATGGCGGCGGCGGCGGTGGTGCGGGCGGTGTAGGCGGTTCACCAGCAACTAGAGGTATCGGTTTAGCTTCGTCCATTACGGGATCTTCAGTTACATATAGCACTGGCGGGCGTGGTATTTATGGCAGTGGAAACACTGCTGGTACGGCTAACAGCGGTAATGGTGGAGATAATGGAATTTCTAATAACGTAGCTTCATTAGCGGGCGGTTCTGGTGTAGTCATCATCTCATCTTCGGTAGCAGCCACAGCAACTACAGGCTCCCCAGTAACATCCACATCAGGCGGAAACTTTATTTACCAATTCAACTCTTCTGGTTCAATTACATTCTAGAGATTAGCTATGGCACATTTCGCAAAAATCCAAAACAACATTGTTACCCAAGTCATTGTGGCTGAACAAGACGTGATTGACAGTGGTCTTTTTGGTGATCCGGCATCATGGATTCAGACATCCTATAACACCCACAATGGCGTTCATGTCCTTGGTGGCACACCACTACGCAAGAACTTTGCTGGCGTTGGATACACATACGACCCCGTAGCGGATGAGTTTAATCCGCCGTTTGTTGCTGAGGTAGTAGAAGATGTTATAATACCGTCACAAACTGCTACAGAATCTGTCTCAATTACAACGGCATCGGAAACAATTAATCTATGAGCAATCGTTGGCCCGGCGGCATAATTAACGCAACAGCACCAGTACCCACTGGCGGTGGTGCAGGCGATTCTGCGCCTGGTGTTTGGACAATAGACCAAGCTGACCAGTACATTGCTGTCCAAGAATGGCCCGGCACAGGCATACCCGACCCACAGTTCCAATACGTCACTGCGTTACTTCACGGTGACGGCGTTAACGGCGGTCAGAACAACACCTTCTTAGACTCATCGTCTAACAACTTCAGCATCACCCGCAACGGCAACACCACACAAGGGTCGTTCAGCCCGTATGGTAATTTGTGGAGTAACTTCTTTACGACAAACAATTATTTAACTGCCCCAGCGAATGCAGCATTTCAGATGGGCAGCGGCGACTTTACCATTGAAGCGTGGATATTTCCAACCGCTACGGCTGGCTCTAGCAATAGTGAAGTAATTAGCTATGGAGCGCCTAACGAATTTGATGGATGGCATTTCTATCAAGTCGCATCTACTAATGTATTAAGTTTTGGACTTAACTATGCTGGTTTAATTGTTTCATCATCTGCTGCATTACCCTTAAACACATGGACTCATGTCGCTGTTACAAGAAGCGGAACTACATTTAAATTATGGATTAACGGCGTAAATGATGGAACAGCTACTAGTTCTACATCTCAATCTACAAATGCAAACGATAAACTTTATGTAGGTACAGGCTCTTACAGCCAAGGTGCTGACAGGTCATTTATTGGTTATATTTCAAATGCAAGGGTAATTAAAGGTTCTGCAATATACTCGGCTACATTTACCCCAAGCACAACACCATTAACTGCTATTAGCGGAACTTCTGTTTTAACTTGCCAGTCTAATCGATTCATTGACAACAGCTCTAACGCTTTCGCAATTACTGTTACAGGATCACCATCAGTCCAACGCTTCTCGCCCTTCCAAAACCTAGCAACGTATCAGCCAGCCGTAATCGGCGGGTCGGGGTACTTTGATGGTACGGGAGACTTTTTAACTGTTGCTAATAACGCAGCATTAAATGTAGAAACTGGGGACTTTTGTGTTGAGTGCTGGTTTAATAGGCCAAGTTATGCTAGTGGCACAGATTCAGACATTTTGGTTGCAAAAGGCACAAATAATTTTGTTTTGGCTATTAACCCATCTAATCAAATACAATTTGCGCAATATGGTGTGGCGCTTTTACTTACATCAACAACTATAGTAACATACAATCAATGGTTTCATGTAGCAGTAACAAGATCTGGCACTACATTAAGAATGTTTGTTAATGGTGTGCAGGAAGCAAGCACAACAAGTTCTGCAAACTTCACATCTACAACAGCATTAAACATTGGTTTAGATCCATTAAATACAGCCCAAAAATTTATCGGCTACATTTCAAATTTGAGGCTCGTTAAAGGTTCTGCAGTTTATACATCAGCGTTCACCCCAAGTACCGCCCCGTTGACAGCTGTGTCTGGCACATCTCTGCTTACCAACTTCACCAACGGCGCTATTTTTGACAGTGACGCATCCAACAACTTTGAAACAGTTGGCAACGCTCAGATCAGCACCAGCGTGGTTAAGTACGGCACTGGCAGTATGGCGTTTGATGGAAGTGGTGATGGTTTAAATGCACCAGATTCCCCTCAATTTGATATGGGAAGCGGTAATTTTACTGTTGAAATGTGGTTGTACGCTAACTCTTTAAGTGGTGAACAGTTTTTAGTGGGGCAACATAACAATTCTACTTACTATGCACCATTTAGATTTGCATTTGATGGCTCACGACTTGTAGCATTTATGAGTACAACTGGTTCATCTTGGGGTCTTCGTTTAGAAGCGGGTTCTTCTTTAAGCACATCAACTTGGTATCACATTGCACTAGTAAGGAATGGAACTTCATTTAAGATATATGTAAATGGAAATCAGTATGATTCTGGCACATTAAACGGTGCTTTATATAACTCAACAGACATTATGAGAGTTGGATGGGGGTCTATTAGTGCAGGTGTTTTTTCATTGAATGGTTACATCGATGACCTACGCATAACGAAGGGCTACGCCCGATACTGGTACAACTTCCAGCCTCCGACCAGAGCATTCCCGAACTACGGCGGCACAGTAGTACAGCCAGTAGAAGATCCATTGTTCCAGTACAACACGCTGCTACTTAACGGCAACGGAACCAACGGAGCGCAGAACAATACATTCCTAGACTCCTCTACCAATAACTTTACGATTACTCGTAACGGCAATACGACACAGGGTAGCTTTAGTCCTTACGGAACATTGTGGAGTAACTTCTTTAATGGTAGCAATGCATATTTAACCGCTCCTAATGACACAAACTGGCAGATAGGAAGCACTTCTACTTATTCTGTTGAGGCGTGGGTTAATGTTGGGTCAACTAGCGCACAAAGCGCATTATGCGGGGCATTAAACAGATGGTGGCTCGGGTCCAATTTTACTGACGTATCAGGAGCTTCAGGTAAGTTTTGCTTTGCAGTATTTAATGGTTCTAGCTGGCAGACAATAAGCTCAGCAACAACAGTAGTCGCCGGGACTTGGTACCATGTTGCTGCAACGTTTAATAATGGAACAACACGACTGTATATTAATGGTGTTCAAGAGGCAACAACAACCGGCGTGGCAACTAATACCGCAACAGGCACATTGTTTGTCGGAGCAATTTTAAATCCAGGTTATAGTTACGGATTAACTGGTTATCTGTCAAATATTAGAATTACTAAAGGCAGCGCTTTACCTTATACGGCAAACTTTACACCTAGCACTACTCCATTAACAGCGGTTAGCGGAACAGTATTTTTATCGTGCCAGTCTAACCGTTTTGTTGACAACTCCACTAATAATTACACAATTACAGCATCAGGCACACCATCAGTCCAACGCTTCTCACCATTTAAGCCAACAGCACCATACTCTACTAGCGTAATAGGTGGAAGTGGGTACTTTGATGGAACTGGGGATAGTTTAAGCGTTGCAAACAACACGGCACTAGAGTTTGGTTCTGGCGACTTTACGATTGAAACATTTGTATATTTTAATTCTTTGGCTACAAATCGAGGGATTGTTTACCTCGGCACGGATCCAAATTCAAACTTTTCTTACGGATTACAGTGGTCTGGTAATGTACTGTATTTTTGGTATACAACGAATGGTTCGGACTTAACAAACAAAAACGCTTCTTGGACTCCAGTAACAAGTACTTGGTATCATGTTGCCGTAACAAGAAGTGGTAACGACCTTAGATTTTTTGTAGACGGTGCGCAGATTGGCACAACGCAAAGTCTTTCTGGCGTTACTATTTTTGACTCAACATCAGCAATGTTAATTGGCGGTGAAGCTACTGGCTCCCCAACTTCACTACCTGGGCCAATGAATGGCTATATTAGTAACTTACGCATATTAAAGGGAACTGCGTTATACACGTCAAACTTTACTGTGCCAACAGCGCCGCTTACAGCCATTACCAATACGTCTTTGCTTACTAGCATGACCAACGCTGGCATCCCCGACCTTGCTATGATGAACAACTGGGAAACAGTGGGTAATGCACAAGTCAGCACAGCGCAGTCTAAGTTTGGCGGTAGCAGCTTGGCGTTTGATGGTACTACTGACGGATTAGTGTTAGCTAGCAATCCACCGCAAGTGTTAAGGGGTGATTTTACTATTGAAAGTTGGGTATATTTAAATAACACAACAGGCTTCCAAACAATTATTGGAAGATGGCAACCATCAAATCAAGAATATTTGCTGTGGGTTAGTAGTGGAACTGTTCAATTCTATCTTAGGGCATTTAGCGACTCAACGCCTTTAGTTAGTTCATCTTCTACATTATCTGCTACAACTTGGACTCATGTTGCAGTAATTAGGAATGGTAGCACTTTTACAATATATATTAACGGAACATCGGCTGGAACGGCAACAAATTCATCTGCAATGACAGTTACAAATGCAGCTACAACTGTTGGCTCTATTTTGCCTGGCTTTTCTGGATATGATTTGAATGGCTTTATCCAAGACCTACGTATTACGAACGGAATAGCCCGCTACGTACAGCCGTTCACACCACCGACACAAGCATTTCAGACATATTAAGGATAAATTATGACACTATACTCCAAGCTGGGATCCATACCCTACCCATACACCGACGGCACAAGCGGCTGGATCGAGGTACCAGACAAGCCAATTCCGCCCGAAGGTAAAGAGGTTGTCTGGTGGTATCCACCAGGCTGGGTCATTCGCGACCCCCAGCCAGAAGCAAGGCCAGGCTATGTGTGGTCTTGGTCTGAGTCCGAGGAGCAGTGGAACGAGTACCCTATCGTACAGCCCGATCCACCCATTCCACCAGATCCTCCCGTGCCAACACCCACAGCCAGCCCAACAGTAAGTTTTTCATTTAGCACTGGTACTGGCGCAGATACAATAACCCTAACAGGGGCGTAAAACCCGAGTTTTTTGCATTAGTATATACAGGATACTAAGCGGAGAAATCCATGAAAATAGCTGTATATGCTATTGCAAAAAACGAAGAAAAGCATGTAAAACGGTTTTGTGAATCAGCCCAAGAGGCAGATTTGATCGTCATAACCGATACAGGTTCAGAAGACAATACGGTTGAGGAGGCTAAAAAGCATGGGGCTCTGGTTCATTCCATTCGCATTAATCCTTTTCGCTTCGATGTGGCTCGTAACGCCGCACTAGCACTATTGCCTGCCGACGTAGATGTCTGCGTCTCGATGGACCTTGATGAGGTGCTGTTGCCAGGTTGGCGAAAAGAAATTGAGCAGTGCTGGTCGGAAGACATTACGCGATTAAACATTGGCTTTGACTTTGGTCAGCACCGTGTGTTTTATCCGTCCCGAGCACACAATCGGCATGGGTATTATTGGAAGTACCCCTGCCATGAGTACATCACACCAGATCAACGGGTGGCAGACATTTGTGGTCATACGTCATTTGTAATGATGTCACACAAACCAGACAATACAAAATCAAGGGGGCAGTACCTTGATCTGCTAGAGATGGCAACAAAAGAAGATCCAAACTGCCACCGCAGTTGTTATTATTACGGCAGGGAGTTAACCTACCGGTCACGGTGGCTTGATGCGCAAACAGAATTAGAGCGTTACCTGACGCTACCAACAGCAACGTGGCCACTAGAACGAAGCCACGTCATGCGCATGATTGGTAGCTGCCTAGAGAAACAAGACAAAGACGGCCTGAAGTGGTTTAGGCTAGCAGTAATAGAAGATCCTAGCATACGTGAAAATTGGTACGACTTAGCAATGACTTGCTACCAAAAACACCAGTGGATTGAGTCTTATGCGGCAGCCAAGAAGGCGCTAGAGATTAAAGACAACATGGCGCAGCACACTGGCAGCGCAGACGCCTGGGGTTTTATGACATACGATTTGGTGGCGATTGCCGCGTACCATTTGAAATTGAAAGACGAAGCAATTAAGTTTGGCAGCATCGCACTACAGATGCAACCCGAAAACCAACGACTAATAGATAACCTAAAGTTTTATAAGGAATTATAATGGCACAAAGCGGTCACACCCCCATCCAGCTGTACTACAGCACAACCGGCGCAGCGCAGCCCCTAGCCGCTGACCTGCAATACGGCGAGCTGGCGCTTAACGTAGCTGACGGTAAGCTGTACTACAAAAACCTCGCCAACTCGGTACAGCTCCTTGTATCCGCTGGTACGGGTGGCGGTACAGTGACCAACGTAAACGGCTCGGGCGGCACAACGGGGCTTACGCTAACTGGCGGCCCAATCACCAACACCGGCACCCTAACCATTGGCGGCACACTAGCGGTTGCAAACGGTGGCACAGGAAACACATCCTATACCGATGGCCAGTTACTCATCGGTAACACATCCACTGGCGGCCTGACAAAGGCGACCTTGACAGCTGGTTCAAACATCACCATCACCAATGCAGGCGGCGCAATCACCATTGCATCAACTGGCGGCGGTGGCGGCGGAGTTACTTCGGTGGGTGCTACATTCCCAGCAACCACCACTGGTGGCACAACACCAACGATTGGTATTGCAAACGGCTCTGGCGCGTGTACATCAACCACCGGCAGCGGCGCTTTGGTGTTCAATACATCGCCGACATTAGTGACCCCAGTATTAGGTACACCAAGTTCCGGTACGTTAACAAGTTGCACAGGCTTACCTTTAACCACTGGTGTAACTGGTGTACTGCCTGTAGCTAACGGTGGTACTAACCTATCAGCCACGCCAGCCAATGGTCAGGTATTAATTGGTAACGGCACAGGCTTCACATTAAATACATTAAGCGGCGCTGGCACGGTTTCAATTACTAACACCTCAGGTGGTATTACAATTACTGGCAGTGGCGGTACAGTAACAAACGTTAGCGGTACAGGCACAGTAAATGGAATTAGTTTATCTGGTTCTGTAAGTACTTCAGGCAGCTTAACATTAGGCGGCACTTTAAGTAACGTTAGTTTGTCAAGCCAAGTTACTGGCACGCTACCGATTGCAAACGGCGGTACAGGATCCACAACACAAAACTTTGTTGATTTATCTAGCAATCAAAGCACAATCGCCGGAAACAAAACGTTTACTGGAGTAACAACATTAGCTGGCCAAGCGTTCACTTACGGTTTATATACCGGAGGAACTACTACAGCTAACAGCATGTTCTTTAGTAGCTCGTCAATTAATTTTTGGGACACTGATACTGGCAATCAATATAATTCACTTTTTTATATAGCAAACGGAACTGCTTTAATTGACCAAGCATATACGTTAGCATTTAAAACTCCAAGTGTATCTTCATCCACATCTGCTTATCAGTTTTTTGGCGATGGCACAGCTAATAAAACAGGCGGTGGTTCGTGGGGTTCTGTTTCGGATTCTCGTTTAAAAGACAATGTAACTCCTTTAACTGGCGCTTTAGCCAAAATTACAGCATTAAATCCTGTTAGCTATACATGGAAGGTTGCAAAAACAAACGACCCTACAGTTGGTTTTATTGCTCAAGAAGTGCAAGCAGTTATTCCAAATGCCGTAACAAGCCATAAGCCAACAACCGAAGAAGCACAATTTATTGACGATAAAACGTTAACTGTTGGCTGGCAAAATGATATGACTGCTTATCTTGTAGGTGCTATTAAAGAACTGAAGGCAGAGCTGGATACTGCAAAAGCAAAAATTGCAGCATTAGAGGCGAAGTAAAAATGGATATGCAAGAACTATTTAACATTGCCATTCCAATCATTTGCGGCGTCCTTGGTTGGTTTTGTCGTGAACTTTGGACTGCGGTCCAGGAGCTTAAAGAAGATTTAGCCAAGCTACGCGCCGAGCTACCAACGCATTACGTATCCAAGGACGACTTTAACGATCGTTGGAATGAGGTACTAAAAGCCCTTCATCGTATTGAAGATAAATTAGATAAAAAAGTCGATAGATAATAATTATAAAAATGACTACATATGCCACCAGATCAGTTTGGATTTTTAGAAGGAGCCAAGACTCTTAGCGGCACGATTGACTCGACCAGAGAAAGTGCTAAACAACTAACCAAAAGCATCGAAGGCATCCAGCAAGACGGTGTCGACGTTGCCCAACAAAGAGCCCAAGAGCGCCGTAGAGCCGCCCGCGAGGCCGAAATCAAAAAGCAAAACGCCCTCATCCGAGCATTAGACGAGTGGAAACGCAAAAAACAAATCTCCGACGAGGAGGCAAATCTAAAAATAAACTTCGTAAAGAAGTACGGCGCAAAGGAGTGGGATGCCCTACTCAAAATAAAACTAGACATCGAGAATCTAGAAAGGAAAAATCATGAAGAGTTTCAACACGATCTTAAAGCGGTGCGTAGAGTTCAGCTCTACTGTTTTGCAGCGGCTACGCTCATTGCTTACTACCTTACTTGGGGCCATAAAGGGTAAAAAATAATGTTCCCATTAAGTGCACTACTCGACATTGGTGGCAAGATACTAGACAAAGTATTTCCCGATCCAGCACAGGCTGAACAGGCCAAACTCAAGCTGTTAGAGATGCAGCAAAACGGTGAGCTGGCTAAGATTAATGCCGATGCCGCAGAGCAGCACGAACTGACTGCCCGTTTAGAAGCCGACATGAACAGCGATAGCTGGCTGTCAAAAAACATCCGCCCCATGACATTGATCTTTATCCTTGGCGGCTACTTTGTATTTGCCATGATGTCAGCATTTGACTTAGACACCAACAAGGCCTACGTTGAACTACTAGGTCAGTGGGGCATGTTAATTATGTCATTCTATTTCGGCGGGCGTACGCTGGAGAAGATCATGGATATGAGAGCGAAAGAAAAACAAAATGACAAATCTTAGCGAACACTTTACCCTAGAAGAACTCACGCATACAGACCATCGTCAGTTTGAGAACGCGCCCAACGCTTCTGAGCTTGCCAACCTTACACGTTTGGCAGCCCTCTTGGAGCAGGTAAAGACCATCCTTGGCGGCAAGCCCATCATGGTTAACAGCGCATTTCGGTCCAAGCAGGTTAATGATGCGGTAGGTTCTAAAGACACATCTCAGCACCGCATTGGTTGCGCTGCAGACATTCGTGTACCCGGCGTGACCCCAGATGAGGTCGTTCGTGCCGTTATTGAATCGAGGATTGGATATGACCAAATTATTCGAGAATTTGACCGTTGGACACATATTAGTGTGCCTAATACTCTTAGCGCTAGTCCTCGTAGACAAGCTCTAATCATCGACAGATCGGGAACTCGCCCGTTCACCTAAGTTTGTGATATAGTCACAAACCTGGAGGGAATATGATTAAGACAATCGCAGCGTGTCTGTGTTCGGCTATGATCATGTTTGGTTCGGTAACCTACGATCCTTTTGGTACTTGGTTAATACAGTACGAAAAGAAGTTTGAATGGGTTGCAGAATCAACCATAGAACTAATTATTGGCTTTGAAGGAAAACGTTACAAAGCGTACGTTGATGGTGTTGGAAAGTGGACTACGGGCGTTGGGCATCAAATTCGTCAAAAGGACGCCCATTTGCTTCACAGGGAGCTTTCTGAGGCCGAGGTAATGGGTATCCTACATGCTGACCTAAAAAAGTGCTCAGATGCCCTAGAATCGGCTGTAAAGGTGCCTGTCACTAGAACCCAAGCCGACGCCATGCACAGCCTATGCCACAACATTGGACCAGACAGAATGATCAAGTCTGATGTCGTTAAGCACCTTAACGATGGAAACGTTTACAAGGCGGCGGACGCTTTCTTAAACTGGAGCAATCCCAGTCAATTAAAGAAACGCAGGAAGGCTGAAAGGGCATTGTTTTTAGCTGAAATTTAGGGCGAAACAATTGCCTTTTTTGCATTAGTGTATATAGGGGCAGATCACCCCTTTTTGTTCAACTACTCGAGGAAATACCATGGAAGGCTTTACAAAATTACCAAAAATGCAGTGCTTTAAAGAAGGCGGCTCTGTATTAAAAGACGTGGACACAGATAAGAACCCCGGCTTGTCAAAACTGCCAACCGAGATACGTAACAAAATGGGTTACAAAAAAGATGGCGGCCCAGTAGACACGGCGCAAGACAAAGCCATGGTTAAAAAAGGTGTTGGCCAGCATGAAGCTAAGCTACACAAAGGCGAGCCAAAGACCGAACTCAAACTCAAAATGGGTGGTCGTGCTAAGAAAGAAGGTGGTTGCGTAGGCCGTTACAAAGCTGGTGGCACTGTAGAGAACGCATATGGCACACCTAAGACAGACAAAGACATCAAGGACATCGCCAACACAAAACGCCAGAAGCCTAAGAAAATGCAAATGGGCGGTATGACTGGTCCAGCTGCAGCCGGCCCTATGGCAGCAGCCCCCTCAGCACCGATGGGTCAAGGAGCGGTTACAGACTTAGAGAAGCGCCGTATGATGGAAAAGCTCAAGCGCGCCCGCGCATTGGATCCAGCCCAACAAGCTGATCTGATTAAACAGTCTCCAGCTGCAGCGGGGTTAGTTCCTCCCCCAGCTGGTCGGTACAAAAAAGGCGGAAAGGCCTGCAAGTAATGCCGATTAAGTCAAAGGCACAGCAGGGCGCAATGTACGCCGCGGCGGCAGGTAAATCAACCCTTGGCATCCCTAAGAAGGTAGCCAAGGAGTTTATTAAGGCCGGCCCCGCGTCCAGCAAGTTGCCGAATAAAGTACAAAAGCGAGCCGCGGGCCGCGGAAGGTAACTGTGGCATATTCTAATACATACAACCAAACCAAGGTCAACGTAGATCAATTAATCTCGTATGCGTTTAGAGATAGTGGTCGTACCGCTGAGGAAATTACTCCAGAGTATTCTGACTCTGGTAAGCAGGCGTTGTTCTATATCTTACAAAATTCTGCCAACCGTGGCATTAATATTTGGCTGCAACAGAATGTAGTAGTTGGTGCGCAAACCAACCAGCAATGGTTGACCATGCCTAAAAACTGTGTTGATGTACTAGAGGCTAACTGGGTATATATTATAAACCCATCCATCACATCTGCCTTACCGGTTAATAACGTAAACTCTTACGCACTCTTTGACCAGACAGCTAACGCAGACTTAGATCTGTTTGCAACGTCTACACTGAATGACAATTACTTTGGCGCGGCGTACAGCCAAGGCACTCGTATATTTTACGTTGGCTTTAATGCATACTCCCCCAATACAACCACAGAATATAACCTAAATTTAGAGGTTAGTAACGATGGTATTAACTGGACAGTTTGGGAATCGCTACCAAGTATAACACTAGCTGATCGCGAGTGGTCCTATTACACCATTAACGCCACGCAAGAGTTTTATTACTTCCGTCTTAAAAACCGTAGCGCAACGTCAACGTTCTCCCTGCGCGCCATTCAGTTTGCACAAAGCCAACAAGTTATCCCGCTGTCACGACTCAACCGCACAGACTATTGGAACTTGCCAAACAAACAATTTCAAAGTCAGCGCTCGCTTCAGTATTGGTTTAATCGTCAGATTGATCCAGAGATGTATTTGTGGCCAGTACCAAACAATAACTACCAAGTGTTTCAGTTAATCTTAGACATTCAGCCACAAGACGTTGGAGCATTAACAAACGAGCTGTACTTACCAGACCGTGTTATTCCATACATCCAAGCGGCGCTGTCACATAAAGTGGCCATGCAGTTGCCAGGTATTGATTTGGGTAGAGTAACGTATTTGGAAAAACTGGCGTTGCAAGCTCGTACAGAGTTTGAAGAGCAAGATCGTGATAAGTCTCCGATCTATTTCCAACCCAATTATAGTTACTATACACGATGAGCGGCGCATACCAAATGACGTACGATAACCTCATAGCTGATGTTATTGCCTACATGGAGCGTGATGACCCTGGGTTTATTGCGCAAATCCCTAGCTTAATCGGGCTCGCTGAGTCAGCAATTGCTGCTGAATTAAAGACGTTACTACAGCTAACAGTTGTAGAGACAACCCTAGCAGTCAATCAAGTTGTTCTTAACAAGCCTGCCCGCTGGAGAAAAACAGTGTCCATGAAGGTCAACGGACAACCTTTACTCCTGCGATCACAAGACTACGTTGCACAGTATCAAGCCGAGTCAACATCGGGCGTACCAAAATATTATGCTGAGTATGACTACAATAACTTTGCGTTTGCTCCAGCTCCTTCGGCTGCCTCTCCAGTTGAGATTATTTATTACAGCTTGATTCAACCACTGGATAGCACCAACCAGCAAAATCTGTTCACGCGTGAATGTCCACAAGCCATGTTATTTGGTACATTGCTCCAGGCTCAAGGCTACTTAAAAGCATTAGATAAGTTACCAGTATGGAAGTCTTACTACACTGATTCATTAAACGCGCTGAAAAAAGAAGACAACGCCCGTCGTGTGGATCGCAACACTACTATTCAAGAGCCCTAATATATGTCAACTACTTTTACATCGCCGTTTACTGGTACCGTTGTTGTCCCAACTGACGTATCGTACTATGAGTTAAACTTTTCAGCAAACGCTCAGCTGTTCTGGCCTGCGGTTGTTAATCCAACACAAATCCCAGCGGCTCGTATTATTGATTGCACACCATCTACTTTTGGATTATCAATAACATTACCCCAAGGTAACCAAGGATCAGTTGGTACTGACATCCTGTTCCGTAACTTTGGTAGCAACTCTTTTACCGTAGTTAATTTTGAAGGCGGCGCAAGTGTAACAATAGCCCCTGGTATTGCAGTTTATTTCTACCTTTCAGATAACACCACACCCGCAGGTATTTGGCAAAACGTTACGTTCGGTGCTGGCACATCGTCTGCCGACGCAGCCACATTACAGGGTGCTGGACTAACTACCATCTCTGGCAAACTTGCCGTAACGTCAAACGTATCACGCATATCTACCGTACCTGTTATTTCAGATAGTAGCCGTGCCACTTCGTTTGTATGGCAGGGCGGCAACGACACAATCACATTACCAACATCCGTTGGATTGTCCACCGGTTGGTGGATTGCGTTTAGAAACGGTGGTACGGGCGCGCTTACAATTCAGCCACAAGGCATTTCGTTAATCAACGACGATAGCAATATCATTGCCAATCCCGGTGATTCTGGTTACATTTTGTATGAGCAATCGACTGGCAACTTCTTTACCATCGGCTATACCATTCCATCCAACGTAACCTTTACCTCATCGACGTATGACGTAGATAGTATTGCTGGTAGCACGCTAAACCTAGTATCGTACGCACCAATTATCCAGACGTTTGTAGCACTATCAGGCACCCGCACGAGCACACTTAACGTAGTATTGCCAGCGATTACTCAAATGTATGTGCTGGTAAACAAGGTACCCGTGGGTACGTACAGCACCATTACATTCCAAATTTCTGGTAGTGGTGGTCCTTCCTTCTCCTTAGCTGGTAACCAAGTTGCTACCGTTATTAGTGATGGTAATACCATCTTCTCGTTAACTAGCAGCACTGTTAATACGTTCTATGCTATTAACGGATCAGCTAGCTCGCCACCGTTTTCGTTTACATCTGACACAAACACCGGCATGTATTTGGTCGGGGCAAACGTGTTAGGTCTAACAGCGAACGCGGTTAATATGCTGACGCTTGATAATAGTAACCTTGCAGATCCTCAGGTTACAACACCCGCCACGTTTACCGCGGCGCTTATTAGCGGCGGAGTATTTTAATGGCTGACGGCCAAGTTTCACCGCAGTACAGTCAGATTTACACCCTTGGAGTACGTCCGGGGATAAAGCGTGACGGTACTGTGTTTGAATCCCAAGAATACAGCGACGGCGTGTGGTGTCGCTTTCAGCGTGGCACACCTAAAAAAATGGGTGGCTATCGGGAACTGTTCAATAGCTTTAGTGGTATCCCACGCGGCTTTATTACTAATCCATACAACGGCGTAAACTATTCGTTTGCTGGCACGCAGGTAGGCTTAGACGTGTTTACCACTGGCACAACACTTGGCGCTGGTAGTGGTCCGTTTAACGGTATCTTTATACCCGGTTACTCTAAGCTGCCTGTCACTGGCGATACGATTACAAACACGACAACGTCGTTTACGATTGATAGCAACGCAACCACCCCAGTTAACTACACCTCAGTGTACCCAGCTGGTACCAAGGTTATTTTTTCACAGTCTGGTACCCCGACAGTTTACACTGTTACATCTTCCACTTTTTCTACGCCAAACACGGTAGTAAACTTTTCACCTGCCGTTGGTGGCGCAGTAGTGATAAGCAATGTGTGGATATACGATCAGTTTTTTCAGGCAGACAGCCGACTACTGTGGCAGTTTGATTTTCAGTATGATCCGTCAGGCGGTCAATTAAAATTATTAGCCCATCCAGGTCTGAACTTACAGAACATCGACAACGGTGTAAACACGCCAGTCTACTACGGCAACACGTTACCTAACTCCAGCCAACAATGGAACTTTGAGGTCTTAGCAGATAGCAGTGGTCAAAACCCAACCTATCTACCAATTAGTGTTGACGGTGGTGTGTGCTGTCTGTATCCATTTATTTTTGCTTATGGATCAAACGGATTTATATCGAACAATAACGTCAATACAACGTATATTGACCAAGTACTAACAGACTGGAACGGTCCGTTTGCTAACCAAGTTAACATGTCTGCCTCTAAGATAGTTAAGGGACTGCCAACTCGGGGTGGTACCAATGCGCCGTCTGGATTGTTTTGGGCGTTAGATAGTTTAATCCGGGTATCGTTCACAGCGCAATCCCCTAATTACTGGCGCTATGATATTGTTTCCAGCCAAATCTCAATCATGTCATCATCCGCAGTAGTTGAAATGGATGGCACATACTATTGGATGGGCGTTGATCGCTTCTATGCGTATAACGGTAGTGTTACGGTTGTGCCAAATGATAAAAACGTAAACTGGCTATTTGACAATCTTAACTACACACAACGCCAAAAAGTGTGGGCTACCAAGGTGCCGCGCTACAACGAGATTTGGTTCTTTTATCCACGCGACAACGCAACTGAGTGTACCGACGCTATTATCTACAACGTTAAAGATAAGATCTGGTACGACGCTGGTCAAGCTGACGGAGCGCAAAGGTCATGTGGCTACACCACCGAGATTTTTCCAACACCAGTGTGGTGTGACTGGAACTACAATGTGGAGTTTAGCCAAGCGTTTAATGTAATTACGACCCCCGCTGGCAGCCCCGCACCGACATCATCGCAGTTTTATTTATCTGGTAATCAAAGTCAGGTGTTTAGTCCGGGTGACTATGTAGCATTTAGTAACATACCAAATGACACCGCGTATAAAGTAATTTCCGCAGCGTTTACGTACAACACGACTGGTAACCAACCTCCAGGGGCAACGTTAATTACTGTAGCCACTGTATTAAACCCAGTGCCTGCAGTCGGGCAGCTTGTCTATATGGTTACTGGCGGATACGCAATCTGGCAGCATGAGTTTGGGTTAAACAAGGTTACGTTCTTGGATGAGCAAGCCATTCAGTCTAGCTTCACTACATGCGATATAAGTTGGGTTGGTGGCACCCCATCCCAAGATGCACCACAGGGCGTTAACCGCCGCATGCACTTGCGCCGTATTGAGCCAGACTTTGTTCAAGTTGGCGATATGACGTTAAACATTCTTGGCCGTAAGTTTGCCGCTGGTGAAAATCAAGAGACTTCCGGACCGTTTTCTTTTGGTCAAGATACACCTAAGATTGACCTGCGTGTGGAGCACCGTGAGACTCGGTTACAATTTGAATCAAACACCATTAACGGAAACTACGAAATGGGTCGTATCTTAATTACTGCTGAATTTGGCGACGAGAGGCCGTAATGGCGCTCCAGTCATTCTTTCCATGCACCCCCACCCTTATGAGCTGGGAAGAATGGAACGGTAATTTAGTCATGTTTTACGGGGAAGAGCCCATACCGGCGCTCCCCGAGGAAGACTGGAGATTGGTCGCTAATAACGTGGCGCAGCTAGCCACGTTTTTAAACTACCCCGTTCCAGACCCCCAGCTGTATGAAGACTGGCAAGATTGGGCATTCGAGTTTACTGAAATTATTAACGGGCCAACACAATAATTAGGGCGTTTTTACGCCCTTTTTTGCATTAGTAAATGTAGGACAAATTACTTAAAATATGGCACTAGAGACTTTGGATTCCAACGAGCAAAATCAAGACGCCACAGTCACTGTGCAGGGCGCAGACGCGTCTTTTGATAATGCCCAAGCCATAAACCAAGGTGCATTAGATACGTTAACTACCCCAACGTACGGCTCAACCCAAGCAATTTCTGATTGGTACCAAAATAAAGAAACGGGCTTAGGCCGTGAGGCCGACCTTGGTGGTCTAAATTACTGGGCAAAAGAGTTTGGTGAAACGTTAGATCCAAACGAAATATCCATTTTGCAGAGTAGCCCAGAGTATCAAAACCGTCAATTTCTTACGGGACTATACAATACTGAATTAGGTCGTGCGTACGATCAACCCGGATATAATTTTTGGATGGAGTCGCTTGGTTCGGGGACATCCAGAGCAGACATTGAAAAAGCGTTTAATGCATCGCAAGAAGGTTCGATGTATGACATATACCAACAAGAGCTTGGACGTAAACCAGATACCGAAGGTGCTCAGTACTGGTCTGGTCAAAACCTAACACCCGAACAGTTACGTCAACAAATTGCGCAATCTGAAGAGGGCCGCAAATACGACATTGCAACGGCTTACGATACTAAATTAGGCCGAAAAGGATCTCCAGAAGAGATTCAAAACTGGTACGATCAGCTTTCTAAAGGTACATCTTTTGAAGATATTCTAAAGTCAATAGAATCCTCTCCAGAAGCCACGGTCTACGACGACTTTATGCAATACCTTGGTCGTGCTCCTGACGCTGCTGGTGGAAAGTATTGGATAGAACAGTTGCAAGCCGGCGTTGCACCTCAAGACATTGCAAGGGCAATTGCCCTATCCGACGAAGGCATTAAAACCGCAACCAGTGATATAACACCGTTGCTAGAAGCCACACTGGGTGCAGAGTTTGTTAAGGGAATGACTCCCGAACAAATTAATCAGTACGTTAGATTTTTTGCAGACCCAAGTTCAGACTTGGATCAAAATGCCAAGTTAGCGGATATTTATAAGCAGATTGCGTTAGACCCGATACTCGGCACCAAACTAAAGGCTGAGAACCCAATGATGTGGGAACAGTTAACGCCGCTAACCAATCGACCAGACGAGTTAGTTCGCACGGATCGTACGGTGTACGGTCAGTACGGCTCTGTTGAGATTGGTGGTGCTAATGTGCCCATTCTTAACGCAAAAACGGCAGATCAAATTTTAGGTTCTGGTAACAGCGGAACCGTTGGAGACTTCTCGCACAGCCGTGGTGGTCTAACTCATAACTTAGGTTGGACTTCTAACTCGTTTAGTGGCGATCTGTCTAGGGGCGCAAATGCTTTGGGGGCCACTTCAACATTTGACCCCGAAACTGGTCTGACATCTTATACTGGTTTAAATGAAGCCGCTGCGCTAGTTGGTGTTGATCCAGCCCAATTTAAAGACAAGCAAGTACAAGCGACAACAAAAGATCAGTATGATGAGTACGGGCAGCTTGTAACAAAAGGTGGGCAGCCTGCTTTTCAGACTGATGAGTCTGGTAATACAACGCCCGTCATGCAAACTATTACTGCCGAGTCACAGCTGTATGACGCAGTAGGGGAAGCAGCAAAAAATATTTACAGATACACCGGCGACTCGTTGACCCCTGGTCGCGCCACAGAAGGCGGTGCTCAAAGTTTTGACACGGTGTTTTATAAGCGGGTTGGCGATGAGTTAATTCCAATCGGCGCGCCGCAAGCACACGGCGGTGTGCAGAACATGGACATCTATCGTCCAAAAGATTCTGGTTTCAGTACCCCGCTGATGATGGCAGTTTCAATTGGTGCAATGGTTGCAGCACCGTATTTAGCACCGTATATTGGGGCTACTTTGGGCGTTGGAACAACTACTGCGGCCATAATGACTGGAGTTATAGTGGGCGCTGGTGTTGGTGCGGCAAACGCAACAATCACTGGAAAGAGTATTGGTGACGCATCTTTAAAGGGCGGTGCTATTGGCGGAGTAACCGCAGGGATAACCGCTGGCCTAGCCGAAGGGTTGAGTTCAGCGTTCCCACCAACAATTGCAGCAGACGGAACAAAAGTAGCAAATTCTATTTTCACTGGAGCCAGTGAACTAATGGGTGGTGTAGTTTCACCAGCTGGTGTGCAGTCGGTTGTTACTCAAACTTTAGCCCGCACATTGGCAACTGCTACTCAAGGCGCTAACGGGGATAAAATTTTAAGCGCATTTGGAACTGCTTTAGTATCTTCTGGATTAAGTGTTGCCGCATCAGAGCAAATTGTAAGTCAAATGGCAACCGCTGGATTCGACAAAGACAATGTTGCAAAATTAGCTAGAACAGTACAAATTGCTGTTAACACTGGAACCACTGGTGCGTTAAGCGGTAAAAGTAATGATCAAATTTTACAATCAATTATTGCCAGTGTTGTAGCTGGCGGTCCTAGTATTGCAAAGGCAAAAGATACGACCACGGCCAATACAAATATTAATCCAGCTACAGGTCAGCCATATACAAGCAGTGATCAGAGTGCAACAGTCAGTCCAAGTAGTGGTGCCGTAACTGTTCCAAGTTCTTTAACTAACCCCGAAGCCATAAGTGCATACAACAGTTATATAAGTCAAGGGGCAGATTCTGAATTAGCTCAAACTTTAGCTGAAGGGCACCAACAAGCCGCTACTACCGCTGGGACGGGAACCCAAGTTGCAGCAAATGTAACAGTAAAGTTTACGGCAGAAGATTCCCAAATTCTATCCGATATTTTAAAAAATCCTCAGGACGTACAAGCACAATTATATGATTCCAAATATTATGATACTGAAACAGGTACTTGGAAACCAGTTGAGATTTCTGAAACGGGTGGTGGTGGGGCGGGATCTGCTCAAGTAACAGGAACCGCAAGTAAACCCGGAGATGTACCGACTGCTCAAGAACTAGCAACCGATGCAGCAAACGGAACACTACCATCTACTGCAGATATTAATGAGGGTCTTGCCAACGGCAATATGTCTAAGGCTGCTGCAGATGCGTATTTAAAAGCCCTTAGCGATGCGGAACCTAAAGCTCCGGGTTCCGCAGATAATGATTTTGAATCAATTAATTTAGCAATATCATTATCTTCCGGATTAATTAATAGTGGTTCTAATCCAGCAAATACATTAAGTAGGGTTTCTTTAGCAACAGGTGTTAGTCCAACGGCAATTGCTTCAGCAATAAACTCATCTGTAGGTATAAAAAGTGGTGTAACAGGTGTCACGGGCGCGACAGGAGTAACAGGCGCAACGGGCGGTACAAGCGTAACAGGTGGAGTAACAGGCGGTACAGGCGGCACAGGCGGTGTTACAGGTGGTGTTACAGGTGGTGTTACAGGTGGCGTTACTGGTGGTGTTACAGGTGGTGTTACGGGCGGAGTAACCGGTGGTGTTACTGGCGGTACAGGTGGTGTTACGGGAGTAACAGGCGGTACAGGCGGCGGAGGTGGTGGCGGGGGTAGCGGCACAGGTACACGCACACCAACACAGCCAGTGACAATACCACAGATGCGTGCTGCTCAAGCCGCACAAGAAACATCAGGCATTTATGACTTAACACCCGGCTTAACTAAGGCCAGAACAAATTATCAATTAGCCGGACAATTTAAGATGGCTACAGGAGGCGCAGTGGCAACACAATACGACCCGTTTGGATTAAATACATCAACCTATGGCACATCAGACAGCGCGGGCATTTCAGATCCGTCTGCTTCGCCATTTGTTGGCTCTAGCTTAAAGATGCCTAAACTAAAAGTGGGCATGACAAAGCGCAATGTAGACTATAATTTACCTGGATACAATCCAAAATTTATGGCAGAAGGTGGCACTATAGAAAGCCACAATCCACAGTTCTTCAGTGAAGGCGGTTTGGGTTCGTTAGAGAACCGTTACGTTAATGGAGAAGGAAACGGTACTAGCGATGAAGTGCCAGCGATGCTTGCCAATGGTGAGTTTGTTATTCCAGCTGACGTTGTGGCAGCATTAGGAAACGGTAGTAACGAAGCGGGTGCTGGTGTACTAGATCAATTTTTACAAACCATTCGCGAACATAGACAGAAACACGATTCAAAAGAGTTGCCCCCAGATTCAAAAGGGCCCCTTGCATATTTACTTGAAGCTAAAAAGAGAGCATAATCATGGCCGGACTATCAGATCTAATTACAAACACAGCTAATCAAACTACCTCAATGCCAGCGTGGTATGATACCGCGCAACAAAACATTGTTAGCCAAGCTGGTACTGCCGCCAGTGCGATGCCCTCACTGCAAAACACAGTGGCTGGTCAAGCTATTAGTAATCTACAGGGACCACAAAACCCGTTCTTGCAAGCTCAAGGTACGCTAGGACAGATATCCTCTGGCGCTGCCAATCCATGGATTACAGATGCCGCAACCGGTCAAGTAACTCCAAACACGGGTACTGCAATGGGCGGTTTGTTTCAAGCACAGAACCAGCAGCTAAACCAGTTAATGCCAAACGTCACAGCGCCAGTTCAAGGTGCTAACATTGCTGGCGGTAACTATGGCAGCTTACGAGGCCAGACAGCAACTAACAAAGCAATGGCAGACGCACAGGCGCAACTGTTTGCCCAGCAGATGCAAGCTGCGCTACAGAACCAGCAGACTGGCGTATCAGCGGCCACTGGTTTGGGTAACGTAGGACAGCAAGGCACAACTGCAATGACCACGTTAGGTCAGGCACAACAGTCCGATCCGTTTACAGCCGCTGCAAACTATGGTAAAATTGTAGGCGGTATCCAAGCACCTACAACAACATCAAACAGGACACAATTGTCGCCACTCAATGTACTAGGTAGCTTTGCTACCGCAGGCAGTACTGGTTACAATGCAATAAATGAAGCATTAAAAAATTATGGTGGTCTGAGTGGTGTATTAGGTACATTATTTGGTAATAATGCGATGACTGGCATTAATAACGAACAGTCTATGTATGACGCCGAAGCACTAAATACGAACTATACTCCAGAACAGCTTGATGAGTATCAAGCGTATTATCAAAATAGAGGATAAATATATGGATAATGTTAAACCAGGTTTATCTTTTACGGAAGAAAAAGAGCCTACCGGTTCTTCTTTTAATGCACCCATAGGGGGAGCAGAAGTAGTTTCCTCTGGCGGAAAATCCGGAGTAAAAACTGCAGGTAAAGTATCTCTAGGACCTGAGCAAACCGAAGGCATATTAGCCAATATGCAAGCGCTAATTAACAAGCGAACCAGTCCAATGAACACCTTCTTAACCGGACTGCAAGAAGCGTCTGCTTGGGGTGCCGGTGGTGAGCAAGGTCCGTCTGCAGCATTGACTGCAGTACGGCGCCAAAGGCAATTAGAAGAGGCTGACACACTGGGCATGCAAGAGAAGATGGCTGCATTCCGAGCTGCACAAGCTCAAGCTGCCGCTCAGCGCGAATCAACCGGTAAATTTTTAGATACATTAACACCTGGCGGTGGAGAAGGTGGCGCTGGTGGTTTACCAACCGGATTAGATCCTAATATTTTAAATCGTGTTAGACAACTTAGTTTAGGTAGCGCAGAAGATCGTGAAATTGCAAATAAATTATTAAATGCGCACCTCGCGGATGTTGGTAAAATTAAAAGCAGTGCTGCGTATTCTCCAGCGACGTATGAGAAGAAAATTGAAGTTGAACTACCCGATGGAGGGGGAATTGGATATATTTCATTGGAAGATGCCTTGGCTGGTAAAGGTAAACCAACTCCTAAAGGCGCGGCACAAGTACAAGTTGCGCAAGAAGAAATTAAAAACGCCCCACCTAGTGCTACAGCAGGCCGCGGTAACGCGGTTGAAATTGCCGCTAAGTTAAATATTCCATTGATAAGCGGTGACCGTAGTTGGGATAAACAATATAACCTGTATTTAGAAAGCAAAAAGCCAGGCTACACCGGCAATCCAGTTGCATTCCCAGGGACAAGCAAACACGAAAAAGGGTATGCAATTGATGTTGGTCCGATTACTGAAAAACAGAGACAGGACTTAATTGCGGCTGGGTTTAAACAAACACTGCCACAAAAAGATCCTAACCATTGGGAATTACAAGCTGCTCCAGCGGTGTCAGTTCCTATTCCTAAACCTTCGGGAACTGCCGCTCCGGTACCTACTGAAGTTAAAAAACCTGCACCTGCTGAGATTACTACAACAAAACCAGTTGAGATACCAGTTGCTAGAGCTGAAATTGCTGCACAACCTCAACCGGGTGTAATTGATAGAAGTAAACCTATTTCGGCAGCGATGCGAAACCAAGCTGAGATAGAAAAAGCATTGGCCATTGAAGGCGGCCAGTCAAATATTAAGATGTTGGAAGACAACGGAAAAGTTTTTGTAACTAGAACAGATCCCGTAATGCTTGCGGAACGTTCGGGCGATGTAAAACAAATTCAAACGTTAGTTGATAAGTACGCTAATGATCCTACTATCGCCGGTATTTTTAACGATAAAGGAATTACCAATGCAATTGCTGTGGCAATTCGAGATGGTATTCAAACTCCTGGAGGACCAATTTCGGCACCAGCGATAACTGCAGTGATGCAGCGTTTAGATCCGAACGCTTCCCCAGAAAAAATTGAAGCTGCTCAAGAAATTGCCCGTTTAATGGGTAAGCGATTGATGGACGTTGTTGCAAAGTCTAAAGGTTCAACGTCTGATAAAGACATGGTGGCATTTAGACAAATTGCTGGATCGGCAGATAGCGGGTGGAATGTCATTAATAAGTTAAATAATTACGACAGATTAGCAATTGAAACAGATAAACGAGATCGTCAATTATTTAATAGTACTTACAATGGCAAAACATTTGATTACGCAAAACACACTGTCAATCCTGCTCGCGAAAAACTGTACGAAGACCATTACAAGAAAGCAGATGAAATTATTAAATCTAAACTGCAAACATTAAAAACACCGAATAGGCCTGCGGGAGTGCCAAAGGGTGCTGAATACAATCCCAAAACAAATCAATGGCGGCATAAAGATAAATCTGGAAACATGGTGATTACAAATGGCGGATAAAGACGGATGGATTAAAGAAGGTGAATCTTATACTAAAGAAATGCCTGTAGAAAAAGATGGAATTTTAAAGACCGCCGAAAACGAATGGATTTCTGAAAATAGCCCTGTAAGTGAAGCAATGGTTAACCCTGGAATGGGTGCTTTGGGCGGAGCTGCAGTTGGAGCCGCATCTAAAGTAGTCAATCCTATTGTAAAAAAAGGGCTTGCAAAAGCCACTGATATTATCGCTGGTCCAGTTGCTGAGGGAGCAAAGCCTTCTGTTTTTAGAGTGCAGCCTTCTGAATTACATCCTACTGAAAAGTATATCGCTAAAATGTTTAAGGGGGATGTCAGCGGGGCTAAGGACGCTCAGCATATGAAAGAAGCATATGCAATGATGCTAAAGATAAAAGAAAACGAAGAAAAAGCAAAAGCGTTAGCCAGAGCAAATGCCGCATTTGGTGTTGTACCTCCTCCAAAAGCGATAACGGAAAAGGTTGGCGATGTTGTTCGATCTGCCAGCTCCATGCTTACTCCTCAACCCGAAAGCATGATGGGTAAGTTGGCAACTGGGACCGGCCAAATGTTAGGCCGTTCATTAGCTGGGGCTGGTGCGGGCTACCAAGGATACGATGCTTGGAATCGTCTACAAGAAGGGGATATCCCTGGCGCCGCAATTAGCACTGTAGGCGCCATTGGAAGCGGATTAAGTTTAGTGCCGCTTCCAGTTACCCGTTTCGGTGGAACAGCTATTGGTATTGGAGCTGAGGCATTGAACGCGTACTTAGATTATTTAAAAAATAAAGCGCAACAACCCCCTCCTCAAGCACAACCACAACCTCAGCCGCAGCCACAACCTGCTCCGCAAAAAATGGCACAAGGTGGACTGGTTGGTGGGCTTAACGCCACGTACAACATGCCAATGGCTGGCGGTGCATCATTAAGTATTGGTGGTCCTCAGCAACAGCCTCAGTTTAATCCAATGGTTCCTGGAATGGCTGATGGTGGCTTGGCGTCAATTGGTAGAGAAACAGAAGAAGAAAAACGTCGCCGCATGATGCGCTTAGGTGTGTCAGCGCAAAGTCTTTCACCAATGCAAGACAGAGGTCCCGGTGCTATTCCAGGGTCAGCAAACCCGCTTAACAGTGGAATGCCTCCGGGTGTTGCCGCTAGAATGCAATTAGAAAAATCAATGGGTCCGGGTCAAGCTAGAATGGGGGCGTCAGGTGTTGGAATGGCGTTACCAAACCAACCGGGCGTTAAGATGATGCCAGGTCAAGTTAATGTAGGTTACAACATGCCTTTAGGTCAAGGCAACTTAGACATCAGTGCGCAACGTGATATAAACAAACAACGACCTGGCATGCCGCAAAATTACGCTGCAAACGTCAACTACACATTGCCATTTGCAGCGGGCGGTTACATTAAAAAGTAATCACTTCTTGTAGCGCTTATTGACCCATCCCTCTGCAGCTAGGGGGAAGTCAGATGCCCAAGCGGGTGGTGTTGTCATAATCTTCATCACGTCTTCCAAAGCAGCCTCACTACCAGCTTCATCAACTAGGAGTAACACCTCGTCATGGATCAAGTTGATAACTTCATAACCGAACTTCGTAATATTGAGCGTCGCATCTGCGAGAAAATCTCTAGCAGTTCCTTGTACGGCGGATTGGAAGATGGAGCTGCCGATGAGCGAGTTACGACCCCATTGGCGGGTGTAAGTACTTTGGGAGTGGACAGTAACCCCCATCTTCTCCTCACCCCATGGAGTGGTGACCAGCTCGAACTTTGGCCGTTGCCAACAGATATGGCGACCACTGGGTAGTTTTAACCACAGCACGTCTTTCTTAGTCCAGAGTGCTAACTTACTACCGACTCTAATTGTAATACCTGGCGTGTCGATTGCTTTGATTGCGGCTCTCTCACACTCATACCATAAATCCCTCACCTTAGAATAAGAATCTCGGTAACTGTTTACCGCAGCCTTCGCCTTGGTTTCATTTATCGTGACCCCCATTCCCTCAGCGTACTTAACCAGCCCTTTGGCTCCTTGACCAAACATTGCGCCGAGGACTGCTGATTTTGCAACTTGTCTCTGATCCTTCGTAACATCTTCGTATGGCACACGATACAAAGACGTCGAAGCGAAAACTTTGTACTCATCTAATCCTTTCCGGAACAGCTCGACTTTGTCGGTCTGTCCTGCGAGCCAAACCCCAACTCGATTTTCAATTGAGCTAAAATCCACGTCAACGAAGGTTTTTCCGACAGGGGCGACAATCGCGCTTCGGACGAGCGATGAGAGCTCGGACATTGATCCCAATCCTCCATCAAAGACTCGCGGTATAGCTCGTTCAATCTCTCCATCTTCCAGCGTGGGACGAGCGATATTCTGTAGATTGAGTCCGCCACGGCTCGCCCAGCGGCCGGTACTAGCGCCATGATATACCAGTGTATTCCTAATTTTTCCATCTCGTTGTATCTCCTGCATCTTAGCGTACTTAGCCACGCTAGTTTGGCTGCCTTCTTGGCGCAGCTCTAAGGCGCGCCGGATGTTTGGCGATAAGTTAGTGTCCACTAACTTAGCTGTAACGGTCTTTTCGGTCAAATCGGTTAGGTTGGCGCCATGCTCATTTAACCAGTTAAGTAGTTTTTCACGCTCTGAGGGCTTGCAGCCTGTTAGTTCAACCGTTTCCCTGTCAAGTGCGTTCTGAGCGTTTTCACAGGCCAAAACAGCGTTATGGAGCTCTTTAGGATCCACTGGGACGCCGCACAGGTTGATCCGCTGGGTGAGGGTCCAGATGTCCTGCTCGACGGCTGTAAGGGGCCTTAAATCGGCTACAATCGCCATCTCTGTGCGTACGTCCTGTGCGCAGTAATCAAACATTTCCGCCAAGAGTTCTGGATCATTATTAAATAGCCCGTTTCTTTGCGGCTTGCATAACTTCTGGATTAGGAATCTACCACGAGTATCTTTTTGTTGGTTGGCGTCTAGGAATTTACCAGCGTCGCCCAGTGCTTGCGGAATGTTATTGGCTGCCGCTATGGCCATGGAGTCAATGCACTGCTCCAGCTTTAGTGGGGGCCAGCCGTACTTGGGTACGCAGACGCAGTTCCAAATGGCGTACTCGAACATGGCGTTCCACGCCTGGATTCTGCCACCAGCGGCAACGTGGTCAATCAGCTTGTATAGTTGCGGCTTAAAGTGTAGTTGCTCTTTTGTGGTGCTGCTAACTTCCACATCGTCAGGTTGAGTGCCATACGCAATACACAACACTTCTGTTGTGTCGTCGTTGGCGTAGATGTCAAGCCCGCGATCGGCTAGGTCGATAGTGCTACGTGTCTCAAAGTCAATGCTATAAATCATATATGCTCCTAGGGCAACCGGACGTATCCGGAAAAAAAGGGGGCCGTACTGCGCCCCCAAACCAACCACCATGTAAAACTATTTAACTCTGTCTATTATACGCTGTTTTTCTTCGTTGGACATAACATACCATTTAGAAACTTCCTCCCTGGTTCGTTTGCATCCTTTACATACGTTAAATATGTTGAGGCGACAGACACCGTTGCATGGGGATTTGACTTCCACCCCCACGCTAGGTTCCAGTTTGTTAGGTTCAGAGGCGGGCACGCCCATGGATCAGATCTCACAGACGCCGGCGCTGCAAGCTAACATCTGTGCGCCCTCTACGTTGTCGGTGTTTTCTTTGAGGTCTAACCAGTTGATCTTGGGGATCTTGGCTTTAAGCTCTTCGTACTGCTCTTCGTTGATTTCCTCGTAGGGCGCTTGGCGATACGTGCCGCCGTCGTAGGGGAGGTAGCTGACGCCGCTGATTTCTCCGAAGTTTTCCCAGGTCCAGGCTCCGACTGCTGGCCAGTCTCTTTCTTCAACTGAAATAGTGACACTGGGTTTGTGCTCACACCAATGCCGCTGGAACGTAAGCCAGAGCTCAAGATGTTGTATAGGAGTGACATCTGATCGAGTGATTCCGGCGGGTGCTTTTTGAGGAAAGCTAAACAC